CAAATTTTCTACAGCTCCCAGATATGGATATCTTAATACTATTCCAGTATTGATAGCATTTTGAAGATCTAACTTTAGAGCATATTCATCTAATGGCGCAGGACCTAACGTTTGAATACCCCACGGACTCGACATTTCTTTGCGCGCCGGACTTTTTTGTTTCGAATTTTTTAAAGGAGAAAATAAAAAACATTCTATAAAAAATCGCAGAAAGCAAAAGACGGAATTCCAATAAAATTAGCAACCAAAAAGGGATAATCCAGAAAGGAAATTAAGATGTCAGCACGAGTCAGCATGCCATCCAGCGTCTCAGGCGCCACCCTTCAAAGATCCGGAGAAGGAGTCTCTATTGGAAATCCAGCATCAGCGCCTACCAGCTTTGCACCTATCAGGACAGGAAGCGTAGCCACATCTGTCTCTCCAATTCCTTCACAGCAATCATTCCAAACGACTCAAGCATCACCGGCTCCAGTCCAAGCCTCTATGACGACTCAAGCATCGGTGGCAGCTCCAGCTTCCGCTCAACCTCAGATCTATTCTGCATCATCTCAATGGTCTCCTCCTACAGCTACGGAGGTCATGGAAGCAAATGCTGGTGGAGACATGGGAGAAAGAGGTGGAGAGAAGAAAGTTTGGGGATACAAGTTCCGAGCTATGTATGTTATCGGTGGAATCATTGTCTTCATTGCCGTTTGGATTCTCCTGTTCACTGGAAAGTTCAACTTCGTCACCGATCTTGCCGATGATCAACGTGTTATTAACACTCGAAAGCTTCTAATCTGGACGATAATCATCGGAGCAATCATCGATATTTTCCTCTTTGCAGGAATTGCTATGTACAAGCGCCGAAAAGCCTAAACAAATAAACAAACAACAAAATATTTAATACTCGTTTTGGGTATTAAATAAACAATTTGAGACGTGGCTCTAGTTTGTGGCTGGACATGTTCCAACCGTAGGACACCCAACAAATTGATCATTTTCGAAAGTGTAGTATGGAGTAGAGTGATAAACTACTAATGGTATGATATTTCCATTAGCATCTGTATTCTGAGATACACATTGACCTGGATTAGGAAAAGTATTACAAACTGTATGTATGTTAGTTGGAATTTGTCTAGAATAAGTTATGTTGGCAACTGGATCATAAATATATGTAGTATTTGCTAAAGTTTCTCCTGGTGGAATACAACATTTAATTGTGGGATTATTTAAATCTGTCAACAGATCAAGATTGTAAAATCCAGTCTGGTCCACATAAGTTACCGTAGGTTTTGTTAGCAGAAATGTAATAGCTACTACGATTATTATAATTACTATGATTATCATAGCTATGATGAATAAATTGAATACGCTAAGCTTACGAACAGGAAGTCCTCCATATTCGGTGTAAAATTCATTTTGTGTCCCAGGATACACTATGTAGGACATCTCGGGCTATCTATAATTTTATTTGGCGTTGTTATTTTTCTATCTATTTTGTTCTTTTTACTAGACGATTTTTATATTTAAGGTTAAATATATGTAATATAAAAAATCAAATGATATGGAGGCCATAAGTCTGGACGATGATTCACCTATCGTAACTGGACCCAAACATTCTCAACCAAAATCTGCAAATATGGAGATAGAAGAGCCTGAAACGATATTTCTCAAGATACTAGTAGTCGGCGAGGGGGCAGTTGGGAAGACTAGTTTGATTAAGAAGTATGTCAGCGGAATATTTTCAACAAGATACAAATCGACTATAGGTGTTGATTTTGCTGTTAAAAGTTTAGTTCGCACAGAATATGAAGAAAAACCTATAGGATTCGATCATACATCAAATAAACAAAAGACCGTGACATCGGTGAAACGCTACGAAATAAATCTTCAGTTTTGGGATTTAGCAGGCCAAGACAGATTGAATCATCAATCTAAAGTTTATTACAGAGAAGCAAAAGGAGCTTTATGTGTATGTGATATTTCAAGAAAAAATACTAGAGATGAAGTATTGAAGTGGAAAGAAGCAGTACTTCAAGAATGTAGAGATTCTAATGGAGATCAAACTTTTCCTCCTTGTGTTTTGGTATTTAACAAGATGGATTTATTCTCTGAAAGCGAACCTTGGTTTGAGCCAAATAAAATCGAGTCCGAAGCAAAAACCGAAGACTCTTTAGATTATGACGACGTAAATATTGTAAACAATAATAATAACAACAAAGCAAATAGAAAAACGCCAGAGAAGAAAATATTAAAGGTAGTGAGTAATGTAAAGTGGAGTAAAAGTGATGTAGACAAGATAATAAGATATGCTCTTAATTTTGTTAATACAAAACCTGAAGGTACTACAGACTATAAATTTTGGAAAGATATTCTAACGACATCTCAAGACGAAGCCATGATTCTAAAATTACGCAATTGGAATAAGAATTGGAGGGCTGTGGTGTTAGGAGAGAAAAAAATAGAAGAAAATAGCAAAGACGGCGGGAATGCCAAACAAGCTGGCAGAAATGGCGATATAGAAACACAATATGCTATGGACGATGAGTTGATGCAATATACTAATTTTGCTCAAGATAATGGATTTCTGGTTGGCGTACTTGCAAGTGCTAAAGAAGGCATCGGTTTAGATTTAGCTATTAAATTGTTGGTTGATAATATATTGATGAGGCGAAGAACAGCTGATGAAAATAGTAAGGAAAGCGGAGACGAGGGGTTCAAATTAGAGGAGGATAATCCTGAAATCGCCACGCAAAAGACAGCTACGAAAGGATATTGTTGTTAATTATGAGTAAAATAACGCCCATCCAAAACGAAATAATAATATGTCAAAAGAAACATATTATAAAAACATTACTTGCGTTTCAAGACTTCATGATCGACATTATTTTACTTATAATCGCCACGCAAAAGACAGCTACGAAAGGATATTGTTGTTAATTATAAGTAAAATAACGCCCACCCAAAACGAAATAATAATATGTCAAAAGAAACATATTATAAAAACATTACTTGCGGTTCAAGACTTCATGATCGACAAGAGAATAAAATGGATATTTGTTTCTAGCCTTATAGTATGGATATTGGCATCTGTAATAGGAGAATTTGGTTATATAACTTATATTTCTGTAAATAACAAATACTCTACAGAAGTATGTATCATATCCTCAAGTAATATTTATCCTAATGTGAACAATACGACTTTTGGTATACAAATAATATTGAGTTTTATATCTAAAACGAATGCCACGAGAAATATATATTCAGGTCCAATAATAGTATATACAACAAATAATATGATAGATGCAAAAACTAAATTAAATCGATATTATATTGCAGGATCGAATTTAGTCTGTTATATCTCATGTGATTCAAATAATTGTAATATATACCTGAATAATTACGAGGAATATGCTACGTTAACTATTTCTATTTGTCTCTATTTATTATCTGTTATTTTATTAAGCGTGGCTATAACGGCTTCGTGTTTTTTCAAATACAAGCGTAGAAATTATAACAATATAGACGACGGCTTGAGACCTAATGTTGAGTTAAGACAAAGTGCGGCTGGATATGGACCAGTATTTGAACAATTTGCTGATACGCAACATTTGATGTGGAAAAATAAAGATAGGATAGATCAGAGATTATTTGATGAACTCAAAAAATTACAGACTGATTCTTTGTTTGGAGATCAAGAAGTCAAGGAGAGGTTCAAAAATGCCGTTCATAGGGCTTTATGTATGCCCTAACCCACTATAAAATAAATCCATATTAAAATAAACTCTATGAGCAATTTTAACACTTTATTAGTGTTAAAATCTGGGGATGTCTTTTGGTGTGATTATTATTTCAATATGGTTATTCTCTGGGCTTTATGTATTTTGCGTAAAATGCTTTTACTCTTTTACTTGTATAAACATGATCCCAGTCAATAGCAACAATACTTAAGCCTTCTAGAGATTTTGCTCGTGATAATGCACAATAGGTCATCCCTTCCGCAAAAACTTTGTCATCCAAATTTACGCGTAATAGGTCGATAGTACAGCCTTGCGATTTATGTACTGTTATACACCAGGACAAAATTAATGGGTACTGTGTCCTCTTAATTCTCACGGTTTCATTGATGCGCATAGTCCAAACTGCAGTTGACATATATAAAATCTGACCATTTAGGAACTTAACTAGTGGTTCATTTTTAGGTCCAAATCCTACTATTACTCCTCTCGTTCCATTCCCCAGTCCGGCGTCGACATTAAGATTCTTGATCAACATAACTTGAGCTCCGATAGCCAATTGCAATAACTCGGGAGCCATACAATCTTTGTTTAATCTTGCTCTGCATTGATTGACAAATTCTTTGGTATAGGGTCGTCTCGGGGCTGGTCTTTCCAATATTTCATCCAAAGCAGCTACCTCTCTTACCATATTTGTTTCTGAGGCTAATTTCCACAATTCAGATTCGTTTAGTTCAGAAACGTCTGCGTTTAATGGATATAATTCTGTTGGTTTAATATCGCCTTCGAATTTTCTTCCGAGACATTGAGCTAACAATTCTACAGTGGAATGCGATACTTCTCCTATTCTTATTTCATTCAACGCTCGGCAGAACTTCTCGTTATCTTGTCTGAAAATATACGTTAGCTCATGGACTTCATGGATGAGACTATCCCAATTTTCTGAGTCAAAAGCGTAGTGATCAGATTTTACAGGTTGCAATTGATAGAAATCTCCACATAGAATAACTTGCATACCCCCAAATGCCATATTGCATTGTCTGACGACTCTAAAAATATAATCAAGAATATCTAGCAAATGACCGGGCAACATAGAAACTTCATCTATAATCAATAAATGAGTATTTGTTATTCTCTCTTGAGGAGTTTTGTATTGCATAACTCTTTTCAATGCACCTTCTTTTGTTCCACATATTCCTATGCCAGCCCAAGAATGAATAGTCTTCCCCTCGATAAGAATAGCTGAAGCTCCGGTCGTAGAGGTTATACCGATCTTTCTACCTAATTTATCATAAATCTCTTTGATTCTTTTCACCGTATGTGATTTGCCTGTTCCTGCAGGTCCGGTCAATAAGATATTTTTGCCAGACATAATAGCTTTTATTGCTGATACTTGACCCGGTGCCAATCCAGACAAATCGACTCCACATGTGGGATCTCTAATATTTTGAGGAATAACACTAGCTAATTTAGCATCAAATGCTTGAGGAATAGATGCCATGCTGGGTGGAATAAGTTGTTGATGGAAAATAGATGTAGGTGGAGGTAAAGCAGTCGGTATATTTGAGTTCGCCACGTTTGGAGTTGGAATAATAGGATTTGGTACATTTGATGGGCCATTATTCATATTCTTGGGAGAGATAGAATCAGCTTTAGAAATAGCCATATGTGCTTGTAATTTTATTGCTACTTGTTCATCCAATGGGACAGCTGAATATCTAGAAGGATCTACATTATTAGCGTTGGGCACTATTTCCATCGGTACAAATCCGTTATTTCTCAGAGGAGCTATATCGCTAGTTGGTGCAAATCTTACAGGTTCTAATTTGTTTGTAATTACTGATTTTGTTGTTTGCGGCTGTATAGACACGCCAGATGTTATGTCACTAGTAGGTGTATATTTTACTGGCTCTAGTTTTGGAGATGAATTTGTTGTTTGTGGTTGTATAGATCCTATATGTGTTATGTCACTAGTAGGTGTATATTTTACTGGCTCTAGTTTTGGAGATGAATTTGTTGTTTGTGGTTGTATAGATCCTATATGTGTTATATCACTACTCGGGACAAATCTTGCTGGCTCTAGGTTTGGGTATGAATTTGTTATTGGAGATTGTATAGATCCTATATGTGTTATATCACTACTCGGTACAAATCTTGCGGTTTCCAATAATTTGGGTGCTGAATTTGGCGATGTTTGTGGTTGTTTTGGTAAATCTATACCTTGAAATTTAGGCTTATCTGTATATTGATGAGGAGTGACATTTGAAGCCATTAGAGATCTCATTGCTTCTTGATTTGATCTAGATATAGTCTGAGTGGATGGTGGAGCTATATTTTTGGATGACATAAACAAATTCATCAAATCTTCGTCCGGGATTTTAGAGAAATTCGTAGAGCCAGTTGGTTCTTGGTTGTCTGGCCACGCTACCGTACGATAAATACCAGGAGTTACCACGGGATTCATCAAATCTTCGTCCGGGATTTTAGAGAAATTCGTAGAGCCAGTTGGTTCTTGGTTGTCTGGCCATATTACAGTAGAAGATATCAGAGAACGACCGTTTCCAGGATCCATTTTACGGTATCGATTTTATTTACGATTCGACAGTATTATTCCTAAACAATGTTTTTCTTAAGCATACCTAAGAAAATTCTTTTCGATTTCAGTTCGTCATTTATTTTGTTGTTTATTATATTTTTATTCGATTTTATACGAAAGATTATTGAGGCGGACTTCCGGACAAGACTACCAGAGCCAAACGTTGATGACCATGTTCGTCTACTGTAGCCATCAAACCCATTTCTGCCCCAGTTTCTACATAATGATTAAAATCGTCTTCTTCGCTCGAGTTCATATCTAATAATTCAGAGTTGCTTACTATTTCTTGTATTATTTGATGCGTTGCTGCTGTTCTTTCTTGTATTCTTTCCTGTTCTCTTTCTTTTCCATTTTCCTTCATTCTTTCGATAACCCATTTAGGTAAGTAAGATCTTTTTATTTCTGCTCTGCATAGGGGACAAGTCATAGAGTTACATTTGGAAATACATTCTAAATGAAACCAATGTCCACATCCCAATTTTCTATATGTTACACCATATGGCCCGGTCATTTCGTCTTGACATATACAACAATCTGACGGTTTTTCTAATTCTATCGCTTTCATTTCTGAAGGAACAACTACCGTGTCGGGCGAAAAAACAGCTGGAACACTTGCCATTTTTGGTGACGTTATAATAGGCTTATCCTTGGATAAAAAGTTTCTGAAATTGTTTGCAGCAGTCTTAACAGAATCAGTAACTATTTCTTCTTGTCTCTTGCAGTTCCAACAATAATTTCCTGTAGGAATTGCCTTCAAACAACTTCCACCAAGAATGGTCCTTCCTTGACAATGATTTGGTTCAGGGTGGTATTCACAATATCCATTTTTGACTGCGGGGTATGGACAATTGGATCCATTAGTTAGTGTACATGCGCATGGATTCTTAACTATTTTTTGATGATCGTGAAATCGACAGTAGTCACCAGCGAATTCAACATTCATTCTGCATGGAGCATTCTTTTCCTTCTTGCCTGCGCATTTGTGACTCATTTTGTTTTTGTTATCGCTTTTCAACTCTGGGTGTTAGTTATTTTATTTTCAACACACGGCTTCTTTTGTTACCGTTTTTGTATCTATTCTATATTATCTTTTGCACCCCCTTATCTTTTTATCTGTTATCTATTTTTATAATTTAAAACTTTTGTCTTTAAATTTTACTCTTTATATAATCGAAAAGAGAAAAATTAGATTTACAAGCCATAAGCATAAAAACGAAAGGCGTTCCCCAAATCAAAACCGCCATTTTTTATTTGCACGCAAAAATCAGAAGAAAAGATCGGATTCACTGGCCTTAAACATAAAACATTGTAGGCCAGCCTAATATTACAGATTTTTTACTATATCGCGACCAAAAGAGAAAAATTAGGTTTACAAGCCATAAGCACAAATCTAATATACGTCAATTTAAATAAATATTACTGATTTTTCAGTGTACAGAGATCTAAATACTATGTTCGCAAACAAAAGAGAAAAATTAGATTTACAAGCCATAAGCACAAATCTAATATACGTCAATTTAAATAAATATTACTGATTTTTCAGTGTACATAGATCTAAAAGAATTGACGCATATTAAATCTACAAGCCATAAGTACAAATCTAATATGCGTCAATTTAAATAAATATTACTGATTTTTTTAGTGTACATAGATCTAAAAGAGGTTTAAATAATAATATTTCGTATATTAAAAGGACATCGACTGAAATGGAAAACACCGATATTACGACTCCCAAAGAAACAGAGAAAAAGCTTGATGAGGATAGTTCTTATAGAATAGTTTATATCGAAGATCTTGGTCCTAAAATATTCGAACGTGTTTTGATTGATGGTCGTGTTGCAGCTACAACCAAAGAAGATCAGCAAACAACACCAGAAGATACGGAAAAAATAAAGCAAGAGCAGCCAAGACCGGAAGATAATCATTTTGATATTAGATATACTAGCAATCTTGGATATCCCATACTTGGACAAACGCCTGACTATGTAAGAGAAAAAGTCGGAGATGCAGAAAAATTACACGAAGGATGGGCTAAAATGCAATCACTACAGGCAGCAGAAAACGAATCCGTAACAGAAGAATCGATCATAGAAGAAAATAACCCGGATTCGGACGAGGAAATAAATGAACAAAACGCCATAGACAAACAAATCGACATAGACGAACGTAATATAATTGAACAAAATGTCGTAGATTCTGATGAAGATAGTGGCGATGAACAAGTTGATGTGGAACAACATAATGAGGAAAAAGATGTGGAAGAAGAGGCCAGAAAGGCAGAATACGTGAGAAATATGAAACAATTGATATTTGGAGATGTTGATTTTGAAAAGGCTGGTGCTGATATGCAAAATGGGGAAGGAATAGATGAAGATCTGTTATTGTTGCAAAGAGCATGGGAACAAGCAACATCGGCTAATCCTATAAATCCGCCGCTAGAAAATCCTCAACCAGAAGTCCCTCAGATAGAAGAGGTGAAACCAAATGATCCAAAACCTAAACTGACATACAAACAGAAGAAAAACAGAAAAGCTAACAATAGACGAAAAGTCAACCGAGGAGGCAAATAAAAAGCAATCAAAAACGGAAAAAGGCAATCATAAACTGAAAGCAATCAAAATAATACACCTAATACGTATTATTTAATGTAACCACGTCACAACACGACGAAATTACTATCGAATTGTTTCTCTATAGAAAGTTCCGGTTCTTCCGATATATTTGTTTCGCGAATATGAATATGGAACGAGATAATTCCTGAAATGTCTACCATTAGGGCAACAAGTAAAACGTATTCGTATATGATATATCCGACGATCAAACTGCCCAAAATGTATGAGAACGAATATATTAGTCTATAAAATGCAAAAGATAGGTCTACGGGATTATTCTTTCCAAATGAGATATTACACGTGTTATTTATTGCTGTATCGGTTATGCCTCTTACGAATGATATAATAATCCAATACCCTGAAGGTTGATTTATTTTTCCGAGAATTAAGATACCAGCTAATGATCCAATATCCAGTAAAATATACGGATAAAGAACATACCTCCAATTTTTATTAAATAATTTACCCGTCACCAAACTCGCTAATACATATGATACTCCATAAGCAAGAAACATCGCTGAGTTATATATATTTACTGGACCTGGAGTATTTAACATCATTCTCGGTAATATTTGAAATGATATGTTAAGTCCCATAGATTGGGCGCAAACGGGAAGAATCAACGAAAAATTATTTTTTGAGACTAAAATAACATCTAGGATATGTCTTAAGACGCCAGTTTGTATTTTAGGTACTTCTATCTCAGAGTTTGATATGAATAAACATAATATAAGTCCAATTCCTGATATTCCAAGCATAGACCATATCATTATCTGTAATTTGACATTTGTGATCAATATCACTAACGCAATAATATTTCCTAGTATCATATTAATACCAAATATTGCGTAGAAAATACCCATCGATTTACCTTTATCTGCATTTGTTTTGTTTTCACCTATTGAGTTATTTGATTTAAATGCAGATGTAATTATACCTTGGATCAACCAAATAATAGATGAGCCTATACCACAAAATGCATAGGCTATCAACATAAATGTCGAATTAAATGAACTAACAGATCCTATAAAAATTAGATATAATGATATAGCTATAATCAATGATAACTTTAATGGTAATTTCTCTACTATATATGGAGATATTAAACATCCAAACCCAGCTATGGCATAAAATATAGCAAATCCTATAAATGCAGTATCTGGAAATATAATATTCAAAAAACTAGTGGTGACATAATATCCAGTAAAAACCAAAGCATAAGTAATGCCAAAATATATTAGTTTCCACATTGTATATGAGACATAAAAGAGATTTGTAAAGGTTTTTACATGAGTTTAAATCTATTATTTAATAATAGATTTTGTATAGGTTTCTTCTAATTTTTATTTTAGATGTTTAGTCGGGTTCGTCATTGCTTGCTATTTCTAATGTAAAACTCTGATTTGCGGCAAAATAATACATACATTTGTATTATGTAATTTTATCGAGATTAGCTGAATGATTTAATTGGCTTCGTCATCGCTTGTTATTTCTAATGTAAAACTCTAATTTGCGGCAAAATAATAGATTTTTATATGGGTTTCTTCTAATTTTTATTTTAGTTGGCTTCGTCATCGCTTGCTGCTTCTAATGTAAAGTTTTGGTTGTTGATTGGTGTTTGTTTTTGCGATTTCAGATACGAAGAAAGTAATCCTAACCCAACTACAACCACGGTTGTAGTTCCAACGACAATTCCCCAAAATCCTTTTCTATAATTATTGCTGTATTTTTCTGCATCATCTAGACTTCTTTTTCCACTGTTAGTTTCCTCGATTGCTTTTTCTATATTCTCATCAGCAAAATCTAATATGCCGCCCTGTTGTTTGAGTTGTTCATTTATTAAATGAAATGTCTCACCAACATAACTTAGCTCTTCTTCTAGATGTTTTACCTCGGTATTTCTCTCAGCAGCTATCAAATTATTAAATTCTTTCTTATTATCAGCCATAGTGGTAATTTGGGTGCTATCAAATGTTTCTGGAGGAAATTCTGATCTCATATCCATGGACTCATCATCTTCCATTTTCTTCGTTTGTCTGATTTTTATCAACGCAAATTATTATTTAATAAAAAACTTACGAGAAAAAAAGAGACATAGGAATCCCGGAAAACCAAAATGTCCCAACCAAGATTAGAAACTGGATGTAAATCCCATGATGAAATTTATGTATGTAGACAACATGGCCAAGAAGAATGTGAACATAGCAATGAGGAAAAATTTGGACCATATTCTAGATGTGAAGGCTGTTCGAAACTTCAGGTTTGGCATTCCATGAAATGTGAGTTCTGTGGCCATCAAAAGAAATGCCAAAATTGTCTATCTAACATTAAAGAATATGGCAGCTCTAAATTCAGAATAGGCTTGAAGTCATTCTAATTAGCCTGCGCTAGACGCGCGATATTTAACCTATCGCATCTTGAAAGATCATATATTTAACATTACGGCAACTCTAAATTCAGGATAGGCTTGAAGTCATTATAATTAGCCCGCGCTAGGCGAGTACAAATTATTTGATATGGCAACTCTAAATTCAGGATAGGATTGAAGTCATTCTAATCAATAAATGTAATATGAAATAGTGAGGACGACAAGCGTTACACCAAAAAATATAAAGCACATGTCGCTAGAGCTCAATTCTCCTGATTTTTCATTTTGTTCATCTATATCTTTCACCACCGGAATCTTAACGTAGTCATCTGTATAATTCCAATTTATAAGATGACATTCTTCTCCTGTAGACTTTATTTCCATCATAGTCTTTATGACATCTTCCGTGAAACATTTTAGTCTTAAAATGGGATCGCTATAACACCAATAACTGAGATTAGTTAGTCCGCCAGGAGAATTCAGTATCTTTCGGTCTAGTTTTATTATTTTACCACATTTGTAACAAATATGTTCCGACATTGTTCGAAAAGGACTTTTGTAATATAAAATAAAGTCTAAAATGTCTTTTTTCGGATAAAACAAAACATTATGGATCAGCCATAGCGAAGAAGAACGACGTTCCCATTTATATGTAAAGAAAGAGATTTTTTAACGATAGACAAAGGACAGATAAAAAATCTATGCTCTAAATAAAATATTATGGATCTGCCTCCGCCTATAACAAACAAAAAATATTACGGCGTGAATAAACACAAAGAAGGATGGGGAGTTACCATTTCTATTGAAGGAAAATCTATATGGCTAGGAAGCTTTCCTGCAGATAAGTTATTAGAAGCAGCAAAAACATATGACGTTTACAGAATATATTATAATCATAAGTTGAAGGAGAAAAACATAGATAGCCGACAATTCTTTACTAATGGGTTATTGTCGGTAGAGGAGATATCAAATATAGAAACTAACGGAATTCCTGGAGATTATCAAAGAGAAAATATTGTCGAGGTAAAACCAATATCTGAATTACCCAAAGGAATAACTAGGAAGGGAACAAAATTCAGAGTATGTATACAAAACCGAGGCAAGAAATATGAAAAATTATTCGACAGTTTAGACATTGCTATTTCTACAATGAATAGAGTGAGAGCTGATTGGAGTAAATAAATCCATAAATGAAACAATCGCTATTTAATATAGAAAAGTCTATATTAAACTAAATATAATTCATTTCGAATTTGGGCACCATATTTTCGTGCCTTTCGTGTCCAAAATTAATTCACATATTAACTTGATGATATCTCTGAGTAAAATATCAAAGATGCTATTTCTATATCTTTTTATAAGCACCATATTTTCGTGCCTTTCGTATCCAAAATTAATTCACATATTAACTTGATGATATCTCTAGGTAAAATATCAAAGATGCTATCTCTATACTTTTTGATTAATAATATATTATAAACCATTGATAAACATAATTCGTGACCTTTATTATTTCTCTTCAATAATAAATCTATTTTGCGACTGATTTCTTGAGATTCGAGAAAAGTCTGAGATTCGAAAAAAGTCATATTTTTGACTACAGGTAATATATCTTTATTGATGGGTAGATTTATTATATCTATGACTTTAATTCTATAATTATCCCTCAACAATTTAGCTATTTCTCCTTTCATAACTATATCATTGTTGTCTATAAGATCGATGGGATATGGTGCGTCACAATCTATTATTCGAATTTCTTCGATGAGATTTCTTCCAATGTAACTATCACCGTTTGTACCTTCGTTAAAGCACGAAGCTTTATCTATAATATTTAGCAAAAATTCAGTCCCTATGTAACATTTAAATATGCTAATCTTTCTTACAGTCCAACCTGAATATCTCCCTCGAATAGGTGAACGAGAATGATCGCGATTTTCTTCATAATAACAGTCTTGCAGATTTATACCTGTAAGTTTCAATTCTACTATTTTATTTTCTGCAAGCCTTTCTATAAATAATAATAAGTCTCGTATGCTTATCACCAAATGATTATCGTCTAAAGTACGAGCCATTTCTGTAGCATCTATATTCCATCTTTCCCCTGGATTTGTTTTCGTCGGATCAGTTCTCGTCACATTATCAACCAAACCAAAGAAAAGCTTTGTTATCAACTCAGCTGTGATTCTGTCTTCTTCATCGCTATCCATGACTAGACCTCAAATATTTAACTTTTTATATCGTATCCGCCAACAAAAAACCGATTTTTAAATTAACACCAATAAAGTTTTTAAAAAATAGATTCGAGCCGATCTAACTCAAATCTTCAAAAAATGTCGATCAATTATGTTTTGACGGCGATTAATATGCCTGATTGTTGTGCAACTGCCGCTTTTGCAAAAGTTGTCTTCGGTATGCATATTATTTTGGTAGAGAGCAAATATAAGTTCAATGCCAAGGACGATATTGTAAAGGCCATGGCTCTTAATAGTATCAAGGAAACAGAATCGAGGGTGGCAAAAGTTCTATATATCGTTGGCTCTTTCTGGAAGAACGATATTGATATTTTGCTGACGATGTTTGACAAAATCCACATGTATAGTTTTGGAGAACCAGTGATAAATGTTAAGATCACCATATTTTCAGATGTGGATAAGTTAGGAAGTATTGTTTGGTTGAAATCCCTGTTGCCTAAATCATTGCTTATTGATGGTTATGCGACTTCTAAACAACACATTATTAGCAAAGCCAACGTTAGATGTTTTGGACAAGGTCCCGATGAAGTCCAACAGTTATTCACTGGTGTCTATGATTATTCTGCCACTAACAAAGTTAACGTCTTTGATACTTTTGTCAAGCTCTTTTTAGATGATATTGAATTTTACAATACTCTAATGGATCGTGGTGGAATGTTGTTAACAAATCATAGGGGATTAGGAGAAGAAAGAGCTAGAATTAACACTAAAATCATTACTGCCAAATGTGGCGCTAAAGTCGCAATAACTGAAGGACCAGATCTTACTAATTTTACCCATGAGGGACTTATAAAAGTCAATACTGATGTCGATCTTACTGCCGTTTTCAGTCATAACCTCGACAAGAATGGTCCAAAGGACGAAATGCGAGTTTCCATAAGATCGTATTCACGCGAATACGACGCGAGTAAAATCCTCGAGCATCTCCCAGGGAGTGGTGGAAGCGACAATGCTGCTGGATGTCGCATTCCTTACAGTCTAGATTTCAGCGTAGTCCTCTAAATAGTCTATTGTTAGTATAGTACCTATATAGGTATTATATTTTATCACGTTCATTCGCTTTCTTCCTCGCTAGAATTTCCATAAGGATCAACGTCTTTATACCAAATATTTTGATACCGAGTTTTCCAGATCATTTTAACCAACACTATTAGTACATCAGGATCTAATTTGGTAAACAATGGAGATAATTTATTTCGTTTCAGACTAATCAGTGCTAAACATAATTGCTGACACTTTCTATAGCCACTATTGTTATTATCGATATATTTCTTGGTGATTTTTAGCTCTGCCTTAAAATCATCATTACTTTCTTTTGTATATTCACTTTCTGACGTGAAATCAGTAACTATGGTTATAGCCCCATCAAACACAGTATCAAGATATCTTCGTTTTATTTTACAGTTAATTAACCTAATGCTCCTTAGTTTATGGTATTTATATGATATATTTAGATTAATAGACCTGATATCTTGTGTAATATCATTAGAATTTCTTATCACTAGTCTTCTTAGATCAAAAGATTCGTGTTTATCCAAATCTTCTAAAATATTACCAATTTTTCTCTGACCAATATAACATTCGTTAAATACCAATTCTTGGACGCCTTTCGCAAAACCTGTTTCACACAGTCTACTCCGAAAGATAAATTTATTAAAGATAATACGTCTGATCTTTTGGTTTTGGGCGATTTCAAACAAAACGCCTAGATCTTCTACATTGAGAAAATCATTTGTAGTATAATAAACAAGTAATGTATCACTCCCATCGAAATCGTGATTGACCTTGATAATCCATGTTCCTTCCAAGAAGGTTATCATTTTAACTTTGTTTCTATGGGCAAAGGACGCTTCAGTGCGATCTTCGGCATCCAACCATTTATATTCGTCATCTTCTCTATCTATAATTTCCATCCTAGTTCTTTAAATTTTAGAATATTAATATTCTAAAATTGTCTTTATCAGTTTTGGTACGAGTCATAATAATAACCCATCTACACTGTGAAATCCTGTATTTCTATGTTTGATCCAATCGGCTTCAGAACATTTATCATTGCAATACCATACTTCCCTACATATACACTGAGCCATAACTCGTTCGACCGTTTCACAATATCGGCATTTCCGACATGGATCTCCTATATTCATGAAAGCTTTTCTTGCTTCAGCATGATAATGTATTGCTGAATCTGTATCATCAAAAAATTTGAATCCCCTTGCCGTATACTTCCGGCATCTAATTAAGCTAGATTCTAAATTAGCACATGGTTTAAATCCAGCTTTTCTGTTTATGATGTCATTCACATTACGTATGTTTAAATACATCCCTTGTTCGTCATAATAGAAAGTATTTTTGCAGATGTCAAAATCAAAAGTAGAATCGATAAAGCCGAGAACATCAGTATCTCGATAAAGTTCGATTATTTGAAAATCCCTGAAAATATGGTCTCTCTTCGTATCAATGTAATAATTTGCGATATGAGCTATGGCGGTGAGGCTTCCTCCATGATGAGGAGATCCTTTAGAACCTAGTGCATCGACATACACTCTATCTTCATCATCACAGCCCTTGTCATTCATTATTCTCATCATGTCTTCCATAGTTAGCTTTCCATCACGATGGAGAAATACTTCCATATTTGTATAATATTTATAACCAGTATTGTCGTACGAAATTTGTCTATTTTCCTTGAAGTCTATGACAGACGTAAATATATCAATATCAGAATTTTTCCATCTTTCTCCAAGTATCATTTGTATAATAAATGATCCAGATAATACAGCTTTATCAGAAATCATAGCCTGTCTAAACAAACAATACTTCTCTTTAAAATAAGCTCTAAACCAATCATCTATCATCTTCATGATTCCATGTTTATAAACAGAATACAAATTATGTTTTATTTTCGTGCATGTTCGGCAAAGCATTATAATATCTTTGGGACCTAAGAATTTGGCTATAATCATTATAGAATCTCCATAAAATACAGATTCGAATAGTTTCCTATCTATGGTTGTCACCCTAGCCATATTTATCTCTTATTATCTATTTTGATTTTAGAATAACATTATTCTAAAATTGTTTTTTAATTTATAGCTCCTCAAAGATGACCCTATCATGTTATTAGAAATACATTCTAAATATTAAATCATTTGACACCGTGAACAGGACATGACCATATTCTAAGGTATGTCTTTTTGGTAAACATTTCCTGTCTCGATCCAGGTATATACTCCGACGGGTTTTGTTCTTTTACTGGTAGTCCATCTTCACCTATTTCCTGTTTTATCAACAGGATACCACAAACAGAACATATTTTAACCGACTCACGATGCACATTTTCTTGTTTAGGATGATTCATTGTGTCGGCTTCGTATATTTATAGTTGCTTTTGATATTTTAGAATGCTAATATTCTAAAATTGTTTTTTAATTAGGGACTGGGGTAGTTTTAGAT